TAAGCTGGGGATCAGGATGCTGGGGCGTCGCCCGAACAGCATACTTAAAGCCGGTCAGCATCGGTATCAGCGGGCATTTATTCAGCGATTAAAAAATGGTCGCTGGCATGTCATGCAGCGTGTGGCCGGGAAAAACCGTTACCCCATTGATGTGGTGAAAATCCCGATGGCGGCCCCACTGAAACAGGCATTTGATGAGAATGTTGACCGTATCCGGCGTGAACGCCTGCCTAAAGAACTGGCATACGCGCTGAAACAACAACTGAGGATTGCAATAAAACGATGAAACACACTGACATTCGTGCCGCAGTGCTGGATGCACTCGAGCAGCATGAACACGGGGCGACGCTGTTTGATGGTCGCCCCGTTGTTTTTGACGAAGAGGATTTTCCTGCGATCGCGGTTTATCTGACGGATGCAGAGTATACCGGTGAAGAGCTGGATGCAGATACCTGGCGGGCCACGCTGCATATTGAGGTGTTTTTACCGGCACAGGTACCGGATTCAGAGCTTGATCAGTGGATGGAAAGCCGGATTTACCCGGCGATGACCGAGATCCCGGCACTGGCAGGACTGATTACCACGATGGTTACGCAGGGCTATGAGTATCGTCGTGATGACGATATGGCGTTATGGAGTTCTGCAGATCTGACTTATTCCATTACATACGAGATGTGAGGACGATATGGCAACACCAAATCCCCTTGAGCCGGTAAAAGGTGCCGGTACCACTCTGTGGGTTTACAACGGCAAGGGTGATGCTTATGCAAACCCGTTGTCAGACGATGACTGGCAGCGACTGGCTAAGGTGAAGGATCTGACGCCGGGCGAGATGACGGCTGAATCCTACGATGATAACTACCTGGATGATGAAGACGCGGACTGGAGCGCGACCGGGCAGGGGCAGAAATCTGCAGGTGATACCAGTTTTACGCTGGCCTGGAAACCGGGAGAGGAAGGCCAGAAAGGGCTTATAGGCTGGTTTGAAAGCGGCGATGTCCGGGCCTATAAAATCCGTTTTCCGAATGGCACGGTGGATGTGTTTCGTGGCTGGGTCAGCAGTATCGGTAAGGCCGTGACGGCGAAAGAAGTGATTACCCGCACGGTGAAAGTCACTAACGTGGGTAAACCTTCTGTAGCGGAAGAACGCAGCAAAATTACGCCGGTCAGTGCGATTAAGGTGACGCCGACATCCGGTACGGTGGCAAAAGGGAAAACAACCACCCTGACGGTTTCTTTGGAGCCGGAAAGTGCAACCGACAAGACGTTCAGAGCGGTTTCCGCCGATCCGTCGAAAGCCACCATTAGTGTGAAAGATATGACAATTACGGTAAACGGCGTGGCGACAGGTAAGGTGCAGATCCCTGTGGTGAGCGGAAATGGTCAGTTCGCCGCAGTGGCTGAAGTCACCGTTACTGAAGCGGGCGCTGCAGGGTAAACGGAGGTAATACATGTTTCTGAAAACAGAACAATTTGAATATAACGGTGTGTCCGTCACGCTTTCCGAATTGTCTGCGCTGCAGCGGTTTGATTATATAAAGTTTGTTTCAGACGCAGAACAACAGGAGACAACGAAGCATGATGTCGTGCACATTAACCAGCGATATCTGGAAACGGCATCCCTGCTTGTGGCGATGTCGCTATGGCATACCCATTCCCTCAAAGGCACTCTGGCCTCTCCGGAGACAGAGATGCAGCAGATCCGCCGTGAAGTTATGCTGGGATGGCCTGCTGATGCACTGAATCAGGCAACGAACCGGGTGCTTTATCTTTCAGGTATGCTGGATAACCGGCACGATGCCGATCCTGAACAAACCGGGAAAGCAGAAGCGACTGAGCCGGTAACATCAAAAAAGCATTCGAAGGCGAGCTGAACTTTGTCCTGAAACTGGCGCGAGAGATGGGGAGACCCGACTGGCGCGCCATGCTTGCCGGGATGACATCCACCGAATATGCCGACTGGCGACGTTTTTACTGCACGCATTATTTTCAGGATACCCAACTGGACGCTCATTTTTCCGGGCTGATGTACGCCGTACTCAGCCTGTTTTTTGGCGATCCGGATATGCATCCGGCGGATTTCAGTCTGCTTGCTCCAGCGTGTGAGGAAGAGCAGACGGAGATGCCGGAGGCGTCCGGTTCGGAGGGGACGGAGGGCGCGATATTTCACCTTCTGCGGATGTGGTGGATGTCAGCGAGGATGATGTTGCATTAATGATGGCTTCAGCGGGGATTTCCGGAGGTGTGAGATATGTCCCAGCCAGCGGGTGATCTGGTTATTGATTTGAGTCTGGATGCGGCCCGGTTTGATGAACAGATGGCCCGGGTACGCCGTCATTTTTCCAGTCTGGAGGCGGATGCCAGAAAAACCGCCAGTACTGTTGAACAGGGGCTGAGCCGACAGGCGCTGGCTGCACAAAAAGCCGGGATATCAGTCGGACAGTATAAGGCTGCCATGCGCACACTGCCCGCACAGTTCACGGATATTGTCACTCAGCTTGCCGGTGGTCAGAATCCCTTCCTTATCATGCTGCAGCAGGGGGGGCAGATCAGCGATTCATTCGGTGGACCGCTCAGCCTGCTTACCCTGCTGAAGGAGGAACTTCTCGGGATCAGGGATGCCTCTGAATCATCAGAGGAGTCGCTGTCAGATACGGCAAATGCACTGGCTGAAAATGCCCGGAATGCCGGTGAGCTGGGACGATTTATGTCGGTGGCCCGTGTGGCGGCAGGTGGCGGGGTTGCCGTACTGGCCGCGCTTGCTGCCGCCGCCTGGCAGGCAGAGCAGGCTGACCGGGCCTTATTGCGTTCACTGATCCTGACCGGAGGGGCGGCTGCCACCACAACGGCAGAATTGTGGAAAATGGCCGGGGTGATCAGCGATGAAGCCGGTGGTGGTATCAGACAGGCGGCAGAAAATCTGGCCCGTCTGGCAGAAAGCGGGAAATATACCGCTGCAGACCTACAAATCCTAATGTCAAAGTAATTGGAGGAGCTATGAAGAGGTTCAAGGGCTTTA